GCTTGCCTTGCCAGTACTTCGGCTTTCATTGCATCCCATTCTGCTTCTTCTTCGGCAGTAAACGGAATGTTTCCTTCGGATGTAGTATGAAATCTTGTCATTAATTATTCCTTAACTTTTCTTAATACCATACAAACGGAAAGTTCCAGCTGTAATGTTTCCACCATTTAAATAAAATCTTACTCCTGTAAGTGCGCTGGTACTTGAGTTCACCCCTCCCCCAGCAAACCATGCACCAGAAGTTGCGCCGTTTCTATAGAAAAACCCCTCCCAATGAACACCTTTGGCATAAGATGTAGATGCTGGGTTATGTATATGATATGTAAAACTTGTTGGTCTATTCGCCCCGATGGTGGATGCTGACATAAATATGGTGGTTCCACCATCATTTCCGTTATAGGAGTCACCTGATGAAATCATAGTGACTGCCGCTGAACTGTAATTAGATCCAGTATCATAACTACCTCCAACTTTAAGTCTTGAAAGTAATTGAATGTTGCTGGTGTCCGGAATTAAATTGGAAACAATAATTAAATATTCATCATAAGTAGAATCAAATGCGTTCTCTACATCGACCGTTGACGAACTTGAGGCTGTAACAGTAGACAAATAAACCAATGAACCAGCACTTGGTGTCGCCCAACTTGGAGCACCAGCACCGTTTGTCTGTAATACTTGACCACTTGTACCAACCGCCAACATCTGTGTTGTACCTGCGGCTGACTGATACGGTATTGTGCCGTTAGAACCACCAGAAAGGTTTGTTGCAGTAAGGTTACCAGTGATTTGAGTATTGGCTACCGATGTAATTTGAGTCGCAGTAATGTTACCTGTAATCTGAGTATTAGCAACTGAAGTAATCTGTGAACTAATGATATTACCAGTGATTTGTGTATTGGCTACCGATGTAATCTGTGAGCTGACAATATTACCACTAATTTTTGTGTTGGCAACAGAAACAATCTTGTCGTTTGTAATTGAACTTGAAGGTAAAGAATTTGCAACATCAATACCAGTTGTATTAGCAAAGAATAGTGTAGCACCAGTATTACTTTTAATACTGAAGTTATTATCCGAATCTAGTGTAATTGAGCTTACTGTTATTGAACCGGCCATATATTACTCCAGTGCTTGAATTTTTGTTGTCAAGGCAGCAAGTTCTACCATGAGTTCTTCTTTGGTTGGTGTAGGTGGAGTATCTCTTGTAGGAGCTTTTGCTGCAAGATGCACCTCAATTTCTTCAGGTGTCATATCCATTAAAACACCATCAACTATTTTTTTCATGATTTTTCCTTATGACGCTTTAATACCATACCAAACATAACTGCCTGAAGCAAATGTAGTAGCGCCGCCACCGCCACTAAGATATAAACGAGCGCCTTGTACAGCGCCTCCTGTATTGCGAGCGCCTTGACAAATACCAATTTTTACACCACCTTGTTGTTGAATCCCGTAAGTGGCAATACTTGGACCATAGGCAGAAGTACTAAACCTGTTTTTAACAATTAACATATCAGAAAAATCAGAACTGTCTAATATTTGAAGGGCAGATAACGTCATGCCTGAATTATTAGTGCCTAAGCTTGTACCTATACTCGAAGAGCTTGCCTCAATAGTTTGATGATCGTAACCGGTGGCAGCATAACTTCCTGCTTGTTTAAAACGCCATGTTGCATTTCCACTACTGCTTCCAGTCCGCAAACCAATCAACATAATTACAATTGCCGAATAAGTTGTATCAGTAAAACCAGTTTCAAAATCAATTGTTGATGGACTACCAGAAACTGTTCCAGAGCCTAGTGTCACCCATGAACCTGTGCTTGGAGCCACCCAAGTTGGAGCGGCAACTCCATTTGCTTGCAGTACATAACCAGACGTACCTGCTGCCAGCATCTGCGTTGTACCAGAAGCTGATTGATAAGGAATGGTTCCATTAGAACCACCAGCAAGATTGGTAGATGTTGTTGCTAATGTGGCATTGGCCACGGTGCCTGACACATTAGCACCAGCTACTGCGTTAGCCGTACCAACAGTGATGCTAGACAACGAAGTTGCACCTGTGCCACCAGACCCAACAGGTAGAGCGTTAGCTAATGTTACCACTTGCGATGAACTCATGCTCAATCCAGTGACACCAGCAGTTTGAATTGCTACTGTGTTTGCTGATGGTAAAAAAACTTTTGATGTTGCAGTAGCATCTAGGCTAACATTACCACTAACTGGTCTTAGACCAGTTGAGTCAATGAAAGCAACAGCAGTATTCGCAATCTTTAAAGCAAGATTGGAATCAGCATTTATACTATCAACTTTGAGAACGCCTGCCATGGTTAACCTTTATCCTTGCAATTATCATTGTGCCATCTTTTAATATTACCAGCAATAGTAACAACACCACAGTAAACACATTCATGTTTCTGTTGTTTTAAAGCACCTAATGAGTTATTTAGTCGCATTTCTGTTGTTCGTTTTACACCCAACATTGAATGTGGATTTGTTTTTAAATATTCTTTTCTTGCTGCTGATATTTTTGGACCAGCTTCAGGAAATTTCTTACCTTTATTTGTAGTTTTAGCTCTACAATCTTTTGTCTTTAGAATCTCACTCATTTTTTTGAGTGTTTCTGGTGTATGTTTTTTACCGTAAAAGTAGTTGTTTTCTCCAACACCTGGAGTAAAACTCACCACAGTTTGTTTTACCCTATTGAAAAAACTAGAGTTATTGGCAACATCAAAATCATTGTGCATATCAATTTCATATTGCACTGCTTCTTCTCTTTTACTAAACCTTTTTAATATGATTTTATTAAACTGGTTTATACCCAATGTTTCAACTTCTTCAGTTAGATATTTGGATGATCCCATATAGGAATCATTACTTATCAATCCTTCACAACTACGCACACCTATGTAATACTTTTTTTGATTAGGTAAAGCATTTTTCTTTTCAATCAAGTAAACATAATGGTTCATGGTCTAATATTAATTCTTTATTTAGTTGAGTTATTCTATTACATTCCAAGATATTGTGGATTCATTCCAAATATACCTTTTATTGTCTGTAGGCATTGCAACAGGTGCAGACCAACGACAAGTTTCCTCTACCAATGTCCAACTTGGATATGGTTGCGGTGCAATAAATGCATTTCTTTGTTCATCATAGCTGTAACCAATGCCAGCGTAATTCTTACGCATATTGCCGTTGTAACTTGTTTGCTTCCAATTGCCGCCCAATAAAGACTGACAAAAAGCCACACCCACGGCTTCTGATTCTTGACCATTGGAATCTAAACATTCGCTGTTATTTACCACAATCACTTGCAGTACCACGTTGTTATCATTAAGTTGTGCAAAATGTGCCATATATCACCTTAGAATGTAATTGAACCAGAACCAGTCCATTGGTAAATTTTGTATCCACCAGTGGTGGTAAATGTGGGTGAACCTGTAGTGGATGCGGCATCAGCAAAAGTATCAGCATAACGAATGATTACTATTCCAGAACCGCCATTGCCACCCTCTCTTGGGTTTGAACCAGCACCGCCGCCGCCGCCGGATCCGCTGTTTGCCGTTGCATTAGCACCAACCCCGCTTGGCGCATTTCCGTTACCACCGCCAGCAGCACCAGTACCAAAGCTGCTAGTAACCTCCGTACCGCCACCACCACCGCCAGCATAAGTTACTGATGAGCCAGAGATTGATGATGCAGTTCCCGCTCCACCATTACCGCCAACCCGATTTCCAGCAGCACCACCAACAGCACCAGAACCACCACCGCCACCGCCAGATTGAAATTCGCCCCGGCCACCATTATTACCTTGCCCTGATGTTGCAGTACCACCAACATTGTAAGGAGATGTACCATAACTACCGCCGCCACCTGATCCGCCATTTAAACCAACACGACTATTGCCGCCGGCGCCACCACCACCCACAGAGGTAATAGAGCTAAATACTGAATCACTACCATTTGAACCATCATTAACAGTGCCGCCATTTCCACCAGCACCAACAGTTACTGTAATAGGGGAACCAGTTGAGACAGCAAAGCCTGATGCAGTTTTAAAACCACCAGCACCACCGCCGCCGCCATCATCTCTGCCGCCACCGCCACCACCAGCAACTACCAGATATTCGACAGTTGATGGTGCAGCAAATCCACCACCACCACTAAGAAAGAAATTCTTAGCAGCAAACATTAAGGCGTATACCCCTGAGAAATTGATCCATACCAATTTGTGCCGTCAGCAATAAAGGTCAAAATATCCATCTTACCAGCCGTTGCTGTAATTGTTGGTGGACCAGCCGTACCAAATTTCACACCTGTAAATGTTGCTGTACCATTTCCTGTACTTACTGCTTGTTTAAGCAACAGAACAAAAGATTTACCTGCGGTAGCGGTTGGCATTGTGAATGTGCAAGCAGTAGATGCTGTTAGTGTTGCAGTCTGTACTGTGCCATTGGTTAATACAATAGTGGAAGAAGTGGTAACTGTGCCAATGGCAACGACTGCCTCGACATAACTTGTAACTGTTGTATTACCATTTAATGTTAAATTCGGTGAAATCTGTGAACTAATAATATTACCAGTGATTTGTGTATTAGCAACAGAAGTAATTTGAGAACTGATAATGTTACCAGTGATTGAAGTATTATTTACATTACCAAGACTACCATCAGCACCAACCATTTTAATACCAGTATTGCTATAGATTCCAGAAACATTCAGTGTAGCAATAGTTGATTGCTGTACGTTTAATGTAATAAACGCATTATCTGTATCAATTGTATCGACTATTAATTTTCCAGCCATTTTTTACCTTAAAATATTGTCCAAGTGGAATTATTTGCCACCGTTACGGTAACATTATTTGCTATTGTTAAAGGACCGGCCGATGATGCATTATATCCTGTTGTGATGCTAACATTTGTTGTTAGTGTCGAAGCATTTATTCTGACTATACCATATGTATCTGCTGCCAGATAAGGTGTGGTTACGACAGAACCACCAAGGTAAATAACTTCAATATTATCAGTTGCACTTGGTGGTGCAGTTGTAAAGACTAATTGACCATTGATTACTGCATATGAATCAGTCTTTTGTTTAACACCAGTAATAAAGACTAATACGGATGCTTCGTTGCCATATTCATATGACAAATTGAAAGTTGTGGCTGAGCCTGTTCCTGAAAAGAACTGACTTCTAATTGCGCCACTTACTGGTTGATTGCCAAGGTATGCCAAAATATTTTCCTAAGTTATTCTTTATTTATACTCAATCGCCACGATGCGAGAAGTTAATGCGGTAATTGTTTTCATGTGTTATTCTGGTTGTGTAGGCCAAGTAATTGTCCAAGGAAAACCAGCTTGTGCTGGTACATCACGCAATGCTTGACAGTAATCTTTCCACGCCTGTGAAGGTGTCATATCACTGCGAAACCGCCAATCAGTTTCAGATAATTTAGTGTCTCTAGTAGTGCGAACATTTTTAGCTTGCTCTGCATCTTTAGTGGCTTTGTAAGCGGCTTCATTCTGAGCAGCAGTTTTAGCTGGCTCGGTATCAGTGGCTGGTGTATCTGTAAACACAGGGCCAAGCACATACTTGGTATACCACTTGCCATCTACTTGTTCTACGCCAGCGGCTTGGCTGTACTGGTAGACCGTTCCACCAGTTGCTTGTGGACCTTCAAAGACTACATCAGCACCTAAAGCCGTTAAGACTTCAGTTGTTGTTGTTTCCCAAGTAGGGCCACCATTTGCTTTGATGTATGCACGAAATTCTGATTCGTACATTACTTGCCCGTCATTTGTTCGTATTTGCATGGTTGTTCCTTACGCTATTGCGAGTCCAATGTAGGTTGCAGAAGATACATTTACGTCAGTTGCTGAAAGTTGATTAACCACAAAACCAGTTGAGTCTGTGTCAATGGTGTCATCTGTTGTTACTTCGGCGGCTGTTGTGTTGAAACTAATGTGTGGATCATTACCAGCCGCAATTCCCCTAGTTGTATCCCAGACATACCAATCACCAGTTGAGTCAGTGCGCTTAATAAGGATAAACCTTGCCGAACTTGTAAAGCCACAGTTAATAGTCTGTGATGAACCATTCCCTGTGTAACTAAAGCACTTTGATACACCAGCGGCTGTAGCAAACAAATAAGCCACATAGGTTGACCCAGACGCATTTGTTGTTGTTGATGTTCCTACAGTAAAAACTGTGGATGTTGGCGATGTACTATCCCATCTGTCGGTATTTGTCTGAGAACCATTTGCAGAACTAAGTGCGACATAATCCGTATTAGCTAAAAAAGCTGAATAACAATCCCACGCTCCACTTGTATTTCTACGTTTTACAATAATAAGTTGTGGTACAGCACCAAGATTATGAGTTTGCGTTGTTGCAATTCCTGAGCCGCTATAGCAACAAATATCAAAAACGGATGGCGACCTTTTAAAGAAATGGTTTATGTATGGGCTTCCACTTCCGTTGAAGTTACCGCCTGTTAACGTGGTTAAAGATACGCCATCCATAGTTGTTGAAAATGTTGGGTTCCCACCTAAAGAATCTTGAGCTTGCAATAAGTTGCTGTAAAGACCACTATCGTTTCCACGCAATCTGTCCACAATTGGGTGGTCTAAACTTCCAGTTTTTCTAAAGCAGTGCCACCAATCAGGCGCAAAGCCTACTCCCGTAATTGTTGCGGCAGCACCTGTTCCTGTCCTAGCAACAGCGTTGTAAACACTCGTACCCGTAGTAGGCACTTTCATTGGGCCACGGCGTATGGCCATGTAGATGTATCCAACTGAACTCTCATTAAATTCATTGCCATTTGGTTGAAAACCAGTTGAAGTTAGCTTTATGCTGCCATTATCTGTTTCTGCCGTTGAAGTGTTAGGGCTTAAATCTTTTTTATTACCATCAACATCCCAAGGGCGCACGTTGTCAACAATATACCAGTTTTCAGCGCCTGAAATATCTTTAACGCCTTTAACTAATAACCATTGCGGTTCAAAACCTAAATTTATAACTGGCCCCGTTGGGCTACCAAGACCTCTGTAATTACCACAAGTAATCACATTGTCTGTGCCAGTTAGACCAAAACCTCCAGCATTGTGAGCAAAAATATACGCCACAAAAGAAGCACCAGAAGCATTAACTTCAGCACTTGAACCTACAGTAAATACAGTACTTGTTGGGTCTGTGTTATTCCATATTGTGCTAAGAGTTTGTACTGAACCAGAACCATTTAAAGTAACATAATTTTCAGGCGCAGTTGTTCCTGACGGTGCTGATGTTGGCACTAGCCCACGATGGTAAATATACCATGCGCCAGTACCACTGGTTTTTTTAACCATAATGCATCCCGGCACTGAACCAAGACTATGAGCAATAGTTTGAACTGAACCCGTCCCAGTAAAAGTCACAACATCAAAGAACTTTGGTTGCTTGCGGAATGTCCATGAAACAAAGGTTGATCCATTATTGTTCCATCCACCATTTACATCCGAATTAAGTGAATAACCATCACTATTGAAAGCAGTAATGTCAGAAGTTGAAACTTCAGCCCCTGTACCATTGCTATTTAAATATTTAGTCTTTCCCCTAACAGTATCAACTAAATAATGGTCTAAACCAGCATAACTTCTAGTTTTAGTCCAGACCAATCCATCGTTTCCCGAAATATCTATATTATTAACAATAGACCTTGCTGTTGCATTACCCGTATATAAAAAAGTCGAGAACACTTCCTCAATATACGCAGGAACAACTGGTACGCCACCACCAAAACTATCATAACTAGCCGCACCTGAAGTCGCTTGTAATGGCATCGTTTAAGCCTTAAATTGTGTGCTGCTTGCCAAGACTGTGAAAGTCGCAGAGCCTGTCTTGATAATGAGATAGCGGTAACTGTCGATGCCACTAGCATTACCCGCAGTAGGTGCACCACCAAGCCATCTTGTAGTTACACCTGAAGTAGTACCGTCAACTTGAACATTGCTGTTGTAATAAGCAGTAGAGCCTTGAGTCACCAAGAAAGCCGCAGTCATCGATTGGCCTGTGGTCATAGCAGTATTCAATGAAGTACCTGATGAGGCTCTGAAGTTAATTGTCCAGTTACCACTTGCGTTACTTGTGTAGTACAGAACAGACTGAGTTGTAATGTCGTAAGTAATCGTTCCAGTTGCCGCTGTAGCTGATACGTTTGCTACCTCTGCTGCATCATTTAGAACAATAGCAACAGTACTTGATGTGCCAGAGAATGTTTGTGTTCCAGTGAAGGTGTTGTTGGCATCGACAGCAGGTATATTAGCTCCTGCTAAAGTGGCTGCACCAGTGCCACCATTTGTTATTGGTAATATACCAATGATTTGAGTACTTGCAACAATATTACCAGTAATCTGAGTATTCGCAACACTTATCGCATTGTTTGTTGCAGATGTGATAATACCACTGCCATCAAATGTTAACGAAACAGTATTAGCGGAGCCACCAACGGTGGTTGAAATTACATTATTCGATGTTGCGAATAAGGATGGTGATACACGGGTTAATGCCACTTTATGTTCTCTCTATTAGTCTTTTATTTATGGCTTAGGATATTTAGCTTTGATAGCTAGACAAGCATCAATATAAGTTTGTACCTGTGCTGTGTCGCCTTTGACAATGCCGTCAAGATAGTCGGCCATTGGTGGATATTCAGCGGCTCGTTGGCGTTGATATTCGGTGGCGACAATAGAGGCTTGCCTTGCGGCATATGCCACTTCTTTTGCGTCCCATTCAGCTTCTTCTTCGGCGGTGAATGGGGTGTTGCCTTCTGCTGTTGTATGAAATCTTGCCATGATTGTTCCTTAACTATTGCTAATACCGTACAAACGAAATGTTCCTGTGGCTATATTTCCGGAATCGGTGAAAAACCTAAGTCCAGTTAAAGCATCAGTCCCTGTATTACCGCCGCTACAATTGGCCGTTCTAAATATGTATGTAGGATGTCCAGCAATATTTGTACCTGTACTAGAAATAACTTTTTGAACAGTAGTGCTTGACGGGTTATATATGTACATAACAAAATTATAAGTATTTGATGCGTTACTATTTAAGCCAATAGCAAGAACAATGTAAGATAGCCCAGCACTTGATGTACCTCCATAGGCGGCTGAATCTGAACCCGAATAATTTTGGTGATATAGATAAGAAGTTCCCGAAGTAATATACGATCCACCTATTTTCATTTGTACATGAAACGCTACGCCACTACTTGCGCTTCGGATATTTGTACCCGTTAACATATAAACATTGTAAGCATTAAATGCGTTTTCCACATCAAGAGTTGCAGAATTTGATGCTGTAACTGTAGACAGATAATTTAATGCGCCAGCACTAGCCGTCACCCAACTTGGCGCACCAGCACCGTTTGTTTGAAGCAATTGACCACTTGAACCAGCAGACAACATCTGCGTTATACCAGATGCTGATTGGTAAGGAATCGTGCCATTAGACCCGCCAGCAATGTTTGTGGCCGTGGTTGCCGTAGTTGCTGTTGTAGCAGCAATATTACCTGTAATCTGAGTATTAGCAACAGAAGTAATCTGTGAGCTTACAATATTACCAGTAATTTGTGTATTAGCAATAGATACAATATCCGCTGCAACAATTGCACCGTCTTGTATGATACCACTTGTAATTTTTTGAATAGCCATTTAGTCTTTACTCTTTGTATTATTATATTTAGACTCAATTGCCACGATGCGAGCAGTTAATGTTATAATTGTTTTCATATTTTACTCCGGTTGTGTAGGCCAAGTAATTGTCCAAGGGAATCCTGATTGAGTAGGTACATCACGCAATGCTTGGCGGTATGTAGCCCATACTGTCTTGTTCACAGTAGCGTCTGCTATTTGTGTCCAATCGGTATCTTTTAGTTTTGTGTCCCGTGTAGAACGCACAGACTTAGCCTGCTCTGTATCTTTAGCTGTTTTATAATCGGCTTCATTTTCAGCCGCAGTCTTAGCGGGAGTTGTGTCTGTTGCAGCAGTATCAGTGAAGATTGGGCCAAGGATGTGCTTGGTGTACCACTTGCCTTCAACTTGTTCCACACCTTGACGCATAGAATATTGGTAGACCGTTCCACCAGTTGCTTGTGGGCCTTCAAAGACTACATCAGCACCCAATGAAGCTAAAACCTCATCTGTGGTTTGTTCCCAAGATGCACCTGTTGTTTCTCTCATGTGATTACGAAACTCTGATTCGTACATTACTGCGCCTGTTGATTGGATTCTGATTTGCATGATGTTTCCTTATGCGATTGCCAAGAAGATAAAGGTTCCAGCACTTGCGTTGATTGCGGCTGGCGCTGTGCTGCTGAGCTCAAACCCTGCGCTATAGGTGTCAACGTAGTCTGTGCCTGTAACTTCAGCGGCTGTGCTGTTAAGCAAGAGATAGGGATCGTTACCCGCAATGATGCCACGGGCAGAGTCCCAAACATACCAATCACCAGTTGAATCAGTGCGCTTTATGAGTACAAACCTAGCCCCTGCTGTGAAGCCGCAGTTAATTTGCAGAGTTGTACCTGTGCCTGTGTAGCTGCCTACTTTGGAAACACCAGCGCAAGTTGCAAACAGGTAGGCAATTTGCGTTCTACCACTGCCGTTTACATCAGCGTCTGTGGCAACTGTAAAAACAGAAGCGGTTGGTGCTGTGTCATTCCAGAAATCTGAATATGTTCCAACAGCAGAATTTAAATCCAGACGTAGGTATTTTGTTGCACCAAGAGGAGCGGCATAAACTTCCCAGTTTGAAGCCGCACTACGAGAGCGAACAATCATTAACTCAGGCACGGCCCCCAAGTTGTGCGCTACAGTCCTTGCAACCCCCGTCCCCGTATAGCAAACCACATCAAAGAAGCTGGGGGAGCGACGTAACAACCAATCAATATACGTTGTTGGGCTTGTATTCC